CATACTGCTGACCAAGAGATTAAACATGCATGGGGTCATCTTGAATTGTTAATCGGTAAGCCATCCACTAAGGAATGTTTACAGAAAGCAATTGATGGAGAGACTTATGAGTTTACAGAAATGTATCCTCAGTTTGAAACCATCGCTGTGGCTGAAGGTAAGTTAGAAGTGCAGAAAGAAATGCAAGAGCAAATCGCTGAATCAAAAGAGCATGCCAAGCAATTCTCTGCAATTCTTGCAAAGGCTGAAAAGCGTTTTGCTGCTTTGAAGAAAGTAGAAGAGCGTCATGCCAATGCTTATAAACAAGTACTAGGAGGTCTGTGATGGAATATGTATGCATAGTCTGTGGTCATGTACATGATGAGGAAACTGAAGGTAAGTGGGATGAACTTCCTGCTGACTTTGAATGTCCAGAGTGTGGTGTAGGTAAAGAAGATTACCAAACACTATAAGTGATCGTACAAGTTAGGGAGAGTTTCGGCTCTCCCTAAATACTTGTATGAAAGCCAAACTATCTCCCAACATGATATCATTCGTCACAGTTCGTCGTGGCGATTGGGTATTAAAAATATCTGTTTATAAAAACAAACAGATAATGGTAGTTGCACAGCATTGTTATGAGTATGAGAGAACAATTGTTCATTTCTTTACTGACCAAAACATTGCAGCAGATTTTATTGAACAACTTGTTATAGAGGATTGAAATGACAGAGATTAAAGTATTTAAATTGATTAGTGGTGAAGAACTGATTGGTAAAGTAGAAGTTACTGGTGGTGGATATACTTTAGAATCACCATCAACCATTCTTATGCAACAAACAAAAGAAGGTGTTCAATTGGCATTAATGCCATATATGCCTTATGTAGACGGTAAAGTGAAATTATTCAGTCAATGTATTGCATCTGAAGGTACTCCGTCCACGAATATGGTCAACGAATATAACCGATTATTCGGTTCGGGAATCCAAGTGGCTCCAGCATCCGCTCTAGCTGGACTCCAGATGCCCTAGTCCACAGGGCTAAACCTCCCTCCAAACCCTCTCTCGTAGAGGGTTTTTCACATTCTAGAAGCCCGAATCTACAGGGCTAGTAATCCCCTCAGACTCGTAAGGTTATTAAATTTAGTTGTTGTCTTTAATTGCAAACTGCTGTATAATATAGTCTTAGAAAGTTGAAAAGGAACTGAAAAATGACTGAATTTGAAAGCAAATGTTACGGTATATCCCAAGAACAAATTCGTGAACAATACATGAAATCTGCCAGTGCTCGTTTGTCTGGTTTAGAAATGGTTGCCATGGGTGTTCTTTCTGATGCGCAAGAATTGATGACTTTCGGTCATGACCAAGCAATGGATCAGGCTCGCAAAAACATCAATATTGCAAAGTTCATCATGTCAGAAATGATGGAAGAGCGAATCCAATGGGAAGAATCTGGTTGCCCTTAATTTTAAACTGAGAGGAAAATATATTATGTTCTATAAATCAAAATCTGAGATCCGTGCTGAAACCGAAAAACAATTGAAGTTGTTTTTGAAAAAGGGTGGAAGTATTGAAGTTGTAAAACCACGCAAAGCACCAAAACAACTGATGTCTGGTAAAGTTACAAGATCTGGTTCCACTGGGACTTCTGGCTTTGCAACTGGATTCCCTCGCAAGAGTTGCATCTAAGTGTTGACTTATAATCAAATTTGTAGTATAATTGTTTTATTGAATGGAGAATTTTAATATGATGTCATGGGAAGAAATGTCACCGATTGAGCAAGCACAATGTATCTATTGGGATATGTATAAGGATGCTTATGGTGTTCGTCCTCGTGGCATCGATACAACCGACTGGTCTTTGGAGCAGTTTGAATCCGAGTTCGCAGTACTCGGTCGTGTCATCGAGCAGGAAGAAATTGCTCGCAAGAAAGCAGAAGCCGAAGCCATTGTTGCTTTCGAAGATCGTGTTCTCAATCTTATGCACACTGGCACTAATCGTCAGCGTGTCATTGCTTGGTTGATGGATGCTGAGGGTGCGAATGGTGACTATGAATACTTCTGCTTCACGCAAGGTTTGCCCTATGGTTACTTCAAAGAAATGGAAGTGGCATGATCCTCGCTAGAGAAATTACTCAGTGGGAAGAGGGTACTGCGTGCAATCATACCTACATCATGACTGAATCAATGGATAAAATCTTTGGTTACTTCAAAAGAAATAATCCCAAAGACTTCATGATGTTCAAAAATCCGATTCGCATCGACAGTCGCTATCGTAAATTCAAAGTGATGAAGCGTGACATGTACTTCAAAGGACAAGAGCCAACGCATCAGATCTGGCATGTCAAGGGTACAAAAGATCATGTCTATACTGTAGAGAAGTCAGATAATGGATGGTACTGTAGTTGCATCGGTTTTAAATATCATGGTAAGTGTAAACATATTGATGGAGTGATGAATGAACATAAATGAATTTCTTAACAGTCTTGCTGAAAATGCCTCACGCAATTTCAAGATCGAGCAACTAAACGCACAGAGCGATAACGAAACTCTGCGTGAGGTAATTCGGCTAGCACTGGATCCATTTACTCAATTCTATCAACGAAAGATTCCTGAGTACATCACAGACAATCATCAAACAAGTCTCACTCAAGCCATGCACGCATTGTATGATTTGAAAGAAAGAGTCGTCACTGGTAATGCAGCAATTGAATATCTCCGCATGCTTCTTTCATCCTTGTCAGCTGATGATGCTAAGGTATTGGAGAGAATCATCCAGAAAGATTTGAAGTGTGGTGTTGATGTATCGACTGCCAACAAAGTTTGGTCTGGTTTGATTCCTGAATACCCATGTATGTTATGTAGTCCATTCGAACAGAAGTTGGTTGACAAGATTAAATTCCCAGCATATGCTCAAATGAAGATGGATGGTATGCGATTCAACGCAATTGTGCGTGATGGTAAGTGCGAATTTAGGAGCAGGAATGGCAAAGAAATTTTATTACTTGGCAATTTGGAGCAGGAGTTTATTTCTCTTGCTGGTTCTATTGATTGTGTTTTTGATGGTGAACTTCTTGTAATGCTTGAAGATGAACATCAGTTTGCAGATCGTCAGACTGGTAATGGTATCCTTAACAAAGCAAACAAGGGAACAATTTCTGCAGAAGAAGCAGCAATGGTTCATGCAACTGTTTGGGATTTGATTCCATATGTTCAGTTTATTGATGGTTACTGCCAGACTCCATACGCAAAACGATTTTCAACTTTAGAACAGATTGTAAACAAACAAAAGTCTTTAGATAAAAAGATTTGGACTGTGACATCTACCATTGTGCAAACACTAGATGAAGCACAAGAGATCTTCCAAGGTTATCTTGCAGATGGTTACGAAGGTATCATCCTTAAAGATGGTAGTGGTGAATGGGAAGACAAACGAAGCAAGACTCAGATTAAATTCAAAGGTGAATTGGAATGCGATCTTAAAATTGTTGCAGTCGAAGAAGGTAAGGGTAAAGCAGTAGGGATGCTTGGTGCAATTATCTGTGAATCCGCAGATGGAATTGTAAAGGTAAATGTAGGATCTGGTTTCAATGATGCACAACGAAAGCAATATTGGAAAGAAAATTTAGTTGACAAAATCGTGGCAGTGAAGTATAATGCTAGAATCAAGAACAAAACTGGAGAAGAATCTTTATTCCTTCCAGTGTTCATTGAACTGCGTGATGATAAAGATGTTGCAGATAACTCAAAGGTAATAAAATGAAAGTAGTAATTAATAGATGTTTTGGTGGGTTCGGTATCTCAAATTTAGCATTTGAGAAATTACTTGAACGCAAGGGTATTGCATTCGATAAAGTTCCAGCAAAATATCCAATTCGTGGAAATGACTCAGACTATTACAAAGCTGGTAGTCCACAATCTGATGCGACATACCTAAGTGAGTATGAGTTCTATGAACAACGCAATGATCCAGATTTGATTGCAGTGATTGAAGAATTGGGTAAAGATTCATGGGGCTGGGCATCAGAACTAGCAATCTTGGATATTCCAGATGATGTTGAATGGCATATCAGTGAATACGATGGACTTGAACATGTGGCAGAAAATCATAGGACTTGGTCATGAGAAAAGAATTAGACGAAGCACTCTGTGCTAGGTATCCTCTGGTCTTTCGAGATCGTCATGAGAACATGCAGAACACAGCCATGTGTTGGGGATTTGATTGTGGCGATGGATGGTATAACATCATCGATACTCTTTGCGGTATGTTGACTTCTGAATATCGTGGTGCACAAAGTCGTTATGATCATCTCGCAGAAGTTGGTATTGGTAATGTTCTTTATGGGACAAAAACAGTAACACAAGAAGCACTTGATGAAGCAAAGACTAAACTTGACGAAGAAACTCTTAAAGTTCCAGTTGCGGTTCAGGTGAAAGAAAAGTTTGGTGGACTTCGATTCTATGTTCAGGCTGCAACTGATAAGCATTACAACTACATTAGTTTTGCAGAGTCTATGAGTTATGTTACTTGCGAAGAATGTGGCAATCCAGGTAAGACTTATACTGATGGTTGGCACATGACTCTCTGCGATATTCACGCTGCAATGAATGGTAAAGAAGAAGAGTATGAGTATGAGGAGAATGAATAATGTTTTATGGTAAAGATTCTATTGAAGACAACTTTGATGTTCTCCTGCAGAAATTTCAACAACAAGAATTGTTTTTGTTTGAACCAATGCCATCTTATAAAGAAGGTGAAAGATGGACTGACGAATTTCGTATTCGTGATGGTCACACTAAACTTGCCGATGGTTCATGGGTTACTATTCATAAAGTAACTACTTGGGTTGAGATTTTAAAGAAAAATACCATGGAGTTGTATGAACAAAATCAAAAGAACTATCGTGAAATAAATCTTTTAAAACAACAAAGACGAGAGATGGAATATGGATTGCGAGTTGCTGAAAAGGCATTGAAAAACTCGCTGGCTTTAACTAAGGAGATGATTAATGAGTAAAGAATATATTGATGTGTTAAAACAAGAGCGACAAGTTTTGCTTGATCGTTACGATCCGTACAGTGAGGGTACTGGTCATTTCAATACTGCTGTTAGCGTATTGACTGCTCGTATTGAAGAGTTGGAATCACCAACTAAACTCAAAGAAGGTTCGGTGTGGGTATTGGTGGAAGCAATTCAGTCATATCGTCTGCGTTACATGGTTGAAGCACCTGCCACTAATCCTGAGTATGCCATGGATGATGTTACCTGTGAAGATGCAAAAGAGTTTTCTCAATTTGCATTACCAGAAGTGATCACCTCGCATCGTGTTCTTACTGAAGAAGAAGCCATCGCTCTTTGTGATGAAGATAATGATTATACTAATGGTTGGACTAAAGAACAAAAGATCAAATCATTCTTCACTAAAGATGGTGAAGGTAGAGGATTCTAATGTTCATGTTCGATGTGGAAACGCTGGGAGTAGAATCCAACTGCGTGGTTCTCTCTGCAGCTATGGTTCACTTTGATCCAGAGAAACGACCAACTTATCAAGACCTATTGGACAATGCATGTTTTGTAAAGTTTGATGTTAAGGAACAGATGAGTGTTGGTCGTACTGCATCAAAGTCCACACTTGAGTGGTGGAAAGGTCAACACGAATATATTCGCAAGACTTCTCTTGATCCATCTCGTGAAGACATGACTGTTGAAAATGGAATGCAAAAGTTCTATGATTACATGAAGCAATTCCCAAATGCCGATAAACAAACTATGTGGGCACGAGGTTCGCTAGACCAGATGGCAATTGATTCGCTTGCTGTTAAGTTTGACTTGCAAGAGATTACAGGGTATAATGTATGGAGAGATGTCAGAACTGCGATTGACATTATGTTTGGAACTACGAATGGCTATGTAGAAGTAGAGCATCCTCTTTTCAAACGACACGAAGTTATCAAGCACCACCCTGTCCACGACTGCGCACTTGACGCAATGCAACTTATGTATGGAAAACAAGTTTAATGGAATTTTACACAAGCGTCCACCCAGTGGGCGACAAGATCCTCGTTAGAGGATATCAAAATGGCAGGGCATATCAGCGTAAGATAGATTTCTATCCTACGCTTTTTGTCACTTCTAAGGTTGAATCAAAATGGAAAACTCTGGAAGATACATTCGTTGATGAAATAAAACCTGGAGGTATCCGTGAGACTCGTGACTTCCTTAAACGCTACGATGGTGTTGAGGGATTCCCTGTCTATGGTAATACCAACTACGCATATCAATATATCAGTGACACCTACGAAGACGATGTCAACTGGGATATGGAACAGATTAAAGTATTCACAATTGACATTGAGACTGAAACTGAGAATGGATTCCCAGACATCAAGTCTGCCAATGAAGAAGTTCTGTTAATCACTATCAAAGATCTTCAATCCAAGAAGGTTGTTACCTTTGCTCAAACAAAGTATGGTGAGTACAAGTCTCCTCGTTCTGATGTTACGATGGTCAACTGTCGTGACGAACAACACATGCTTAAAGAGTTTATGATTTGGTGGCAAGGTAATTATCCAGATGTAATCACTGGTTGGAACACTGACTTCTTTGATAATGTCTACTTGATTCATCGCATTCAGCGAGAGTTAGGTGACACATTTGCCAACAAGATTAGTCCATGGGGTTATGTCAACCAACGAAAGACTTTCATTAAAGGTAATGAAGAGATTCACTATGACATCATGGGTATCTCTCAGCTAGACTATCTCGAACTTTACAAGAAATATACATATACAAAGCAAGAGTCATATCGTTTAGATTATATTGCTGGTGAAGAACTGGATGATAAGAAGAAAGAGAATCCAGGAAATGACTTCAAAGATTTCTATACAAACTACTGGACAGACTTTGTTGAATATAACATTCACGATGTGGAGTTGGTTGACAAACTAGAAGACAAGATGCGTCTGCTTGAGTTGCATCTTACCATGGCATATAATGCTAAGATTAATCCAGAAGATGTTTACTCACAGGTTCGTATGTGGGACACTATCATTTACAATCACCTGCGTAAGAAAGGTATTGTGATTCCAGCGAAGGCATACTCTGGTAAAGATGCACAGTTTGAAGGTGCTTATGTCAAAGATCCGATGATTGGTATGCACAAGTGGGTTGTTTCGTTTGACTTGAACTCATTGTATCCTCACTTGATTATGCAGTATAACATTAGTCCAGAAACTCTAACGAGCGAGAAGTTATCAGTCACTGTTGATAAGTTACTCAACAAAGAGATTGACACAGACTATCTGAAACGAAGAGACCTTGCCATGACTGCAAACGGCTGGACATATCGCAAAGACATCAAAGGGTTTATGCCTGAGTTGATGGAAGAGATGTATGCGAATCGTTCCAAGTTTAAGAAACAGATGTTGAAGATTGAACAGGAATATCAAAACGATAAGTCCAAGGTTCATCTGCTAAAGGATATCTCTCGATTGAATAACCTGCAGATGGCTATGAAGATTGCTCTCAACTCTGCTTATGGTGCGATGGGTAATCAATACTTTCGTTACTTCGATATTAGAATGGCAGAGGGTATTACAACTTCTGGTCAGTTGTCCATTCGTTGGATGGCGAACAAGTTGAACGCATTCCTCAACAAGACTCTCAAGACAGAGGGTAAAGACTTTGTTATTGCGATTGACACTGACTCAATCTATCTTACACTTGAACATCTCATCGAGAAAGTTTGCGAAGGTAAGAACACTGAGCAGAAGATTAAGTACATGGATAAGATTTGTGAAGATGTTTTCCAGCCATTCATTGATCAAGGCTATACCGAACTATCAGATTACATGAATGCGTATAGTCAGAAGATGGTAATGAAGCGAGAAGTTCTTGCCGACAAAGCCATCTGGACTGCAAAGAAACGATATGTCATTAATGTTCACAACTCAGAAGGAGTTCAGTTTGCGAAACCTAAGATCAAAGTTATGGGTCTTGAGATGGTCAAGTCATCTACACCTGCAGTTATTCGTACAAAGTTGCGTGATTCTCTTCAAGTTATCCTCGCTGGGGATCAAAAAGATCTACATACATATGTTATGGAGTTTAGAAAAGAGTTTGATAAGTTACCGATTCAAGAGATTGCTTTCCCACGAGGTGTGAATGGGTTGAAGCAGTATGCAGGCAGTCCGATTTACACAAAGGGTACACCAATCCATGTTCGTGGAGCATTGCTGTTCAATCATCACTGCAAGCGTCTAGGTATCGATAAGAAGTATCAACCTATCCGTGACGGAGATAAGATTAAATTTGTATATGCTCGTACACCGAATCCTTTCAACGAAGATGTGATTGCATTTCCTCAGGTTCTTCCAAAAGAGTTTAAATTAGAATCATACATAGATTATGATAAGATGTTTGAGAAGGTATTTCTTGATGCTTTACAGATTGTTATTGAACCACTAGGTTGGAAAACTCAAGAAGAAAGTTCATTGGAGGATTTCTTTGGCTAACATTAGAGTTATCAAAAAAGGTATCAATGTTTCTAAGATACTAAAACAATTGCAGCAATACCCAGCTGACTGGGGTGCTCAGAAAGATATTGAAGGTGTGCACGATTTAGTTAATGAATATGGATTCCCTGCAGTACAAGCAGGTGTCCTTCAATTAAAAATCGGTGCGGTAAAAGAGCTAAATCAATATGTCGGTGATAGTGAATTGTCCATAGAGACACCAGCGTATAGCAGACACACAGAGATTGTAGGTTTCTTAAAACGCAACTTTAAGAAATTTGATAGGTGTGGATTCCTTTCTTTACCAGTTGGTGGAGAAGTTGGACAGCATATTGACATTGGTAGTTACTACCAAACAAGAGACAGATACCATCTTGCAATTCAAGGTTCATATGTTTACACTGTTGGTGGAGAATCTGTAAAGATTGATGCGGGAGATCTAATATGGTTCAACAATAAACTGTCACATGGAACTAAGAATGTTGGTAATATTGTTAGAATTACATTTGTGTTTGATGTTCCACATTCAAAGAACAATCCATAGTTGCCTTGCAACAAAAGTTACTGTATAATAGGAGATATAAATGAAGCTGTTAAAATTTTATGCCGAGTGGTGTGGTCCATGTAAAGGACTTACAATGGTTATCAATGGTGCCAAAGACAAGATTGATATTCCAATTGAAGAATATGATATTGATAATGAAATGATGATGGCACAAGAGTATAAAGTTCGATCTGTCCCAACTATGGTTTTGGTTGATGACAAGGGTGTTGAAATCAGACGACAGATTGGTTTAGTCACAGAAGAGAAATTATTAGAATTCCTGAAAGGTTAATATGGCAAGCATACTAGACAAAATTAAAAAGAACACAACTATCAAAGACTCTGCGATTCTATCTGAATCAAAGTTCTTTAAGAAGAAGGATATGATTCCTACTTCTGTTCCAATCATCAATGTGGCTTTATCTGGTCGTCTTGATGGTGGACTTACTCCAGGTATTACAATGTGGGCTGGTCCAAGTAAACACTTTAAGACTGCGTTCAGTTTGTTAATGGCAAAGTCTTACATGGACAAATATGAAGATGCAGCTTTATTGTTCTATGATTCAGAGTTCGGTACTCCGCAGTCTTACTTCGATACATTTGGTATTGATACAAAGCGAGTTGTTCATACTCCGCTGACTGATGTAGAACAATTGAAGTTCGACATTATGCAACAGCTGTCCAATGTAGAGCGTGGTGATCATTT